CCCGGCCTCCTCATAGGTGATCTTGAGGTTGTCGGCGCTGCTGTTGACAACAGTTTTTAGGGCGTTGAAGGACACATTGACGTCGCCCAGTTGGCGCTTCAGCGTATCCATGCCGATGTTGTTGCGCTCGGCCTGGTCGATCTTCTCCAGACCCGCGCTGACCAGTTTTCCGACGCCCAGCGCGAGCATGCCGCCGAGTAGCCCCATAAGCCCGGCGCCGATGCCAGCCGACATGCCGGTGCCAAGGGCGCCAGCGGCGACACCACCAGCAGGCCCTGCAGCTCGCAGCCCGGACTGAACGACGCCACCGGCCATGGCGCCGAATCCGCTGCCACCACCACCCGCAGGCCTGCCAGCACCTCCACCTGGGCCCATGGCGCCGCCGCTGGCTTGGGGAGCGTCGATGCCGAGGTATCGGTTGATGGCGGCCTGCTTACGCCGGCGGGCACCGGCATCCGGATACATGGCATTCAGATCGAGATCTGAGAACGATGTTCCGGTTTGCCCGGTCGCCTTCATGCGGCGGCGCAGTTCGCCGTCTACGCGCAGCAGCTGCTGCAGTTTCTTGTCGAGATCGGAGACGTCCTTGGTTGCCTTCGGGGAAACTGGATTGAATTGAGTCTTGTTGGCCTGGTTGAGTTTCTCGGTGATAGCTTTCACGCCAGCATCAACGCTGGACGTATCGAACTTTGCCTCAATACCAATGCCAATTTTGTTTGTCATTTTTTGCTCAAATCTTCCCAGTCGTCCGGGTTATTCGCACCAATTATGTCGGCCACCTCATCGGGGTCAAAATCCTCGTCTTCAACATCCGAAAGCAGCTTCGGATCCTGCTCGAACCTGTGAGCCCAAATGTCGGTCAGCATCTCCTCAACGGTGGCATCCAAAAACCTTGGATCATTGACCGTAAGGTTGTAGATGCGCCTATACTTGAACTGGATGGTCTCAAGACGCTGCCGCGCCGCCTCCTTGGCCCGCCAATTCAGATCCAGATCGAAAAGAGCGCTCCTTGTCTTTGAGCGCATCAAAGACTGCACCCAGCTTCTTGTAAGTGCCGTCGTCCAGCGGGTCCAAGGTGTCAAGGTCGAAGCCAGCCGGCGCGCGCACGATCAATACACGCAGCGTTGACAACCAGTTACCGACGATAGTCAGCCACTCGGTGGGTGTAACGCCGTCGATAATGCGAGCGTACTCAACCTGGATTGCGATCTCATCGCGCATAGTGCGCCGGGCGAATGTGAATATACCAACATCCTCGACAGGGACGGTGAAATCTGATGCTTGTGCTGTGCGTGCCATGGGGTCTCCTTCAGTTAAAAAAAGGCCGCACACCCCAGGATTGGAGTTGCGGCCGCGTCGTCAGCGATTTTAGCTGGCCGTGCCGACTACATCCAAAGCGTTGAACTGGCCAGATGCCACGATGATCTGGTGCGCGTTGATTTCTATGTCGCCGCTCGCATAGCTGACACCGACATACTTGCGCAGCAGCTGGCCGTCGTCCTTGGAATACCATTCCAGATCGAACACCAAGCCCTGCAGCATGGCATCGCCGTTCTCTGCTGCGATTCCGGCCTCCAGCATGGCGCCTTTGATAAGCACCATCTGGCTCACGCTGATGGAGTGGCGCGCCATGGTAGGCACGTACTCCTGCACGTGGATGTCACCAATGCCGGAGGCTGGCTCTGGGCTGTAGTCGTCGTTCAGGCGGACGCTACGCACCATGCCGATCTGCTTGCCGTCGAACACGACAACGACTCGGTTGCCGGAACGGGTTTTGATATTTTGTCTCATTTATTAACCTCCAAGTGCCGCAGTGGCCGAGCCGGTGAACGGCACAGCGAAGATTGTGACCAACACGTAGTTGATCGGGATCACCGGGCTGCACTCGAACTCGACGCGCAGAACGTCGCCTTCCAGGCTGGCCTTGATGTTGCGGAATGCTGGGCTGTCCTTGTCGCCAGCCAGTACTCCAGGGCCCTGCGGCTCTTCCATCGCCAGCTGGCGCAGGGTGGATTGCGTGATGCTGATGGCGCGCGAGATGGCCAGCGGGTTGCCCTTTGCGCCGCGCAGCACATCAAGGGCTTCACGGACATTGCGGTTCACGAAGTCCAGCGCCACGCCGCAGGATTGCTCCACGCGGTTGTAGTTGTTGTTCACCAGCCAGGTGCTGATGGACTTGACCACCTTGAAGCCGTTTGCCGTGTTTTCCAGGCACAGCACGCCGCCGTTGATCAGCACGTCAGTGTCGATTGGGTTTCGCAGGTCGCGCTCGAGGCCGCGGACGTTGATCGTCTTGTTGGTCAGCGGTGTGCCAGGGTTCACGCCAGCGAATGCGCCGGCCACCAGGGCCGCCGAGATGTAGGCGGGGTACAGCGTCAGCACGCCAGCGGCGTTGAAGTTGTAATGCCCCAGGTGCAGCAGCGAGGTGCGGTCGCTGTTCAGCGCCTTCGCTGCCGCGATGGCTGCGGAGTCTGTGATGCCAGTGCCCATGCCGACGATGGCGCGGCGCTCCATGCGGGCCACGTTCGACATATACACGCAGTGCGCGTCAGCCATGGCGTGGAGGGCGGCGTCAGAAGACACCGGGACAACCCACTGCACATCGACTGTTTGCAAGGCCTCGAAGCCATCCGCCCAGTCATCGGTGGTCGTGCTGCCGTCGGATCCACCGGTCAGGAACGCAAAGGCGGAAGTCGTCGGAGGCTTGCCAGCGTTGGTTACCCGCGTTGCCCTGACAAAGTCCTGCTGGGCGCCGTTGAACCAGTCGATCACAGCCTGCAGGTCTGCTTTGACCGTGATGGTCGCCGTCTTGACGTCTTGCGCGGTGATGTAGTCCAAGCCGTTCAGGGCGGGCTTGGAATAGTTTCCATCGCCGACTGCTGCCGTGAACCCGGTAACCAGGTTGATGCGGTCGACCACATCCTGGATTGTCGGATACTGAGTCAGGTCGATCGTCGCCACGGTGGTGCCAGACGGCGCCTGCAGCACGACGCTGGTACCGTTGATCGTGGCGACGGCGGACGCCTGGCCGCCGGTGTAGCGCAGCGTGAACGCGTTGCGCGTCAGGTTGTCGATCGTATAGTAGGCGTCATCCTTCTGCACGGTCGGGCGCAGACCGGTGGTGCTGCCAGCCTCAATCTTGACCTTCACCTTGTTTTCGACGATGCCATACCCGATGGATGTCAGGTTGATAACGTCGGCGGCGGTGGAGTCCTTGAGCGTTCCAGTGGCCTGAACCGCAGGGTTCACGCGCATTGCGATCACCTTGCTGGGGCCATTGGTCTCGCGGCTTGGATTGAAGGCCGCCAGCACAGCATCCAGAAGCTCACCAGACACCAGTGTGCGCTGGGCCTCCTGCGGGCTGCCGAATCTCAGCGCTGTTTTCGGTGTGCCGCCGCCGGATACGCCGACGAGCGCAACATCATTGCCGACGTTGAGGTTCTGATTGCGCATCGCGTCGTCGTTGACGACCGACGCTGTGACAGGGGAAATGAGCAAGCGCCCATCGAAGAAAACGGACATATTGGGCCTCTCTTAAACAGGCTTGTTGCGAAAACTCGAAAAGCTCGCCTGAAACCCTGCTTCAGTGTCTTCGAGGTGGCCGTTGATGCGTTCGTGGTGCTCGAACCCACCAATCAGTTCGGGACGGCGAACCGTCATGGACAGCCTGGCGCAGAACTCGTGCAAGCTCAGCTTCAGGGGCTGTGCCTGCCCGGCGTCCTGCGCTGCCTCATCGGCTGCGACTTGTTGTTGCGATGCTTTACTCATTGATAGCTCCTGAAATTACTTCTCTGATGGCGTCAACGTTGCTCGTCACACGCGCTGGTGCCACGCATGTGAACGTGTTCAATACCTGGAACATGGGGGCGTCATACTCACCACTGACGGCATCAACATCTTGCTGCGACAGGCTAACCTGCGACCAGCCAAATCCCTCGAAAACCGGCAGATTGGCTATGATCAGGCGCCTGATGGCCTTACGCAGTTCTTTGCGCTCGTCGCCGTTGAGTGACCATGCAACTATCTGCACACGGACATCGGCAAGCCAGCCCTCGGATTCCGTAATGTCAAAACCGATTGCATCAAAGCTATCGCTAGCCACCTCTTCACCAAGGAACCGCTCAGATGGCTCCTCGCTCTCGAGGTGCAGTGACAACATTGGAATGCGACCAAGGTCATTCAACGGGGGGCCGGAGAACACCTGGATGTATCCAATCTCGGTAGAGAAAACACCACGGTCGCACTCAACCTTGAGACCTGCCTCAAGGCGATCCCTGAGCTCTGACAGGACATCGGTGGTCCGATCCTCGTAGGTGGCTGCCGGTGTGCCACTGGCGATCGGTCCGGCGGTCCAGGCCATGCCATCACTGGAGTAGAACGGGCCGTAATACTGCAATATCGAGTTCTGTAGAGATTCGGTGTCTGTGATTACACGATCATCCCCCTCGTAAACCAACAGAGCGTTCGGGTCATCATGCCCAGAAAAAACACCGCTACCATTGCGCAATACCTTCCACCGCAGGGCACCGGCCGGCGGCTCAAAATAGAGCCGTAGCGCATTGCCAACGGATAGGGGCTGAACAATTGATATCATGACGTTGAAATTTTGGCGTCACGACGAGCGACGTGACACCATACTGGCGCAATGAGTGCACTGACCTACAAGATCACGCTTTCATCGGCAGCCAAGATGGAGATGAGCGCCGGCGTCGTTGCCGCGCTTGGTCCGATGCTGAACCAGGCTGTCAACGGCATAGCGCAGGCGACCGCAGCGAATTGGATAGAGGCGATCCATCGCGCCAAGATGTGGAGCGGAGAAAAGGACGCCTATGCCAAGACTATCACGTACCGCATGACCGGCGAGTTCAGCGCTATCGTGGAGAGCGATTACAAGGCCGCAGAAGAAATCGAGTCCGGCCGGCCGGCGCGCGACCTGAAGAAGATGCTGAACACCAGCAACAAGGTGCGCACATCGAAAGACGGCACACGGTACCTCATCATCCCCATGCGGCACAGCATGGAATCGCTGAAGTCCACCAGCGTAAACACCATGGATGGGCCGAAGTCAGCGTACCTGATTGCCAAGGCGCTGACGCCGTCCAGCATTGTCGGGCAGGGCAAGCGCGTGTCTGGAACTGGTGCCTACGACATCAAGAGCCGCAAGCCGGTGATGGTGAACCAGAACAAGTACAAATGGGGGGCGTCGTTGGATAGGGCCGATGAGGAAATGCCGAAAAACCTGAAGGGCATGTATCGCTTCAACACCAGCACCAAGGGTGCGCCGCGCAGCACCTATTTGACGTTCCGGGTTATGAGCGAGAAATCGCGTGGCTGGATTATTCCGGCGCAGCCGGGGCAACACATTGCGCAAGGTGTCGCGGAGCGTATGCAGTCGGTGGCAAATGATGCGTTCACCGAGGCGGTCAAGCGGGCCACCAGCTAGAACGCGCTGGTGTGCCGGTTGTAGATGTCCCACTTGCGGGCGATCAGGCGCTTCGGCAGGCGCATGCCCTGATGCTCATTCCTGTCGCTGGGATATTTACCCCAGACGAAGTACTCGTCGTATTTCTGCCCAGTCAGCGAATACGTCATGCCGGGCGGTGGCTCACCAACACCGCCGGGCCACGACAAGTTGCCGTTGGCGTCGATCACCGGCAGCCCGCCCTCGACGACGAGCCTGGTTATTGGATCCAGCCAGAAGCACCTCATCACCGTTTGTACGGTGAACAAAATACGCTCCGACGGAGCGCCATGCTTGAGCGCCAGGCTGAAAATATCGTTGCTGTTGAGCATCACAATGCGGTCAAACTGCCCAGCATTCCACATCGGACTCGCCTGCGGGATGCTCATGACCATGTCGCCAGTCTCATACTGTCCGGATTGCATCCACTGCATGGTGGTCTGCTGGCTGGCGACTCCGGTGACGGTCTCCACCGCAGGGTCCCAGAGCCTGCCCTTGCCATTGCACAATGCGTGCTTTGGATCAGGTGCTCCGGATTCCTGGTTCATGCACGCGCAGGAATAGGCCCGGCGCCATGTGACGCGCTGGCCTATCCCAGTCAGGAAGCTGTCGAAGGCGCCGGGATTGAACCGCATCACATAACCCCGACACGGATGCCGTGGATGGCCGCCATCAGCCCGCCGTTGGCGCCTTTTCCGCCGTTGAGGATGCGGTCAATGGTGTCGTGGTGCTTCTCCATGTCGTTGCTCAGCGACTGCGACAGGCCGTCGGCGCTGATGGAGCCAGACTGCGGCAGGTAGGCGTCCTCGATGATCTTGAGCGCAGCCTTCTTGTATATGGCGTCCAGTAGCTCCGGATACTTGGACTGCACGTCCTCGAGGCCGGCAATGTAGGTAAGCTGGATAGCCAACGGGATGGTGCGCCCGCTGGCTATGGCCTGCATGATGAACGAGTTCAGAGGCGCGATAAACGCCGTGCTGGACGGCACGAATTGCACGACGCCATATTTCTTGTCGATGCGCAGCCAGTCCAGCGGCAGCTCGTAGGTCGCCTGGCTGCCGCCTGGGTAGGCGAACAGCACCCGGCTGACACTCTTGACGGGCTTTTGGCGCGTCTTGAGGATGCCCCACTTGTCGCCGCCGCCAAAGGCCTGCGGCTCATAGTCGTAGCCGGGGTCAATGCCCCACGGCATGGTGCCAAGCGCCGCAATCTGCTGGTCGCTCGGCGTGTCTGGAAAGAAGGCCGTCGGCACCAGTGGTACGCGCAGTTCGTGCGCCATCTCCGACTCGGCGGCGCGCAGCTTTGCCCAGAGGTAATCGTCGCTGATCTGCAGTGACGGCATGGCGCCGGCGGCCGCCACCAGGAGACTGTCCGATCGCAGGAAGTCGACGGCGATGTCTTTGATGAACAGCGCCGATCGTGCGAATGATCCGGCGGTCTCCACCACCACCCTGAACCGCTTGACTAGCGACGGCACGGTGCTGGACACGACCAGCATGGCCTCGCCGGCCGGCACAGCGGTCTGAACGTTGGTGAACGCAACAGCCACGGTTCCAGTGGACCAGCCGGGCGCAGCCGCCACGGATGATGCCGCCGACAGTGGGGTAAGGCCGTCAGCGGAATACAGGCGCGCCGATACGGTAGACGACTGGTCGATGACGACAGGCGCGCCATCGCGCTGAACCGCTACCGAGAACGCAGCAGCCTGACCGGCAATGATCGTTGTCATGTAGCGCGCCTGGCGGGGTTACAGCTTGCTAGGGAGCGTCAGCGCCATGGTGGAGACGTTCGTAATTCCTGCAGCGGCATTGATGGCGGCAACGTCAGCCGCAGCGCCGATCACATCCAGCTTGGCCAAAATGGCATTCTGGTTGCTGATGATGGACTCCAGCATGTCACCGAGCTTCGCGTTGTATGCAGCCGGGTTCATCTTGTTCAGATCCCGCTTCAGGTTACCTGAGCCTTTTGTCGACATGATTTTTGACTTTCAAAAAATGGGCACCAGGCCCGGTTGGTGATCAGGCCTTCGCAGCCTTGGCTACCTCAGCGGCTTCGACCTCAGTCTTCAGCCGGTCGAGGCTCCAATTGGCCTTGGTCTTGAACTCAATGGCGGCGGCGCGCGCCAGCAGATCAGCCTTGGCGGCTTCTGCGGCATGCTCGGCGGCTTCGCGGTCTGCGGCCGTCATACCGACCAGCGCGTAGCCAGGAATGGAGGCAAACACAGCAGCAGCATCATCCGAGATTTCATCGGACAGCATGCCGTTGGCGTGAACAGAAAACTTGACGCCACTGATTTCAGTGGAGGCGTTCGGAAGTGTGCATAGGACTTGTGGCATGAAATACTCCTGGTCATTCCAGCACATTCACAGTGAATAGTTCGGTATTACCGTTCTTCATCACCTGTGGGCCACCATACCTATGGCTGGAAAATTTGCGGTGTAGGCGCTTCTCGGCAATTCTGGCATCACGACCATTGGCGAACTCTATCTTCTCCAAGACCTCAGCGCTCACGCCAGGGTACAGGCCCATGCCAGCGATACGCGCCAGTGGGTCGCGGTTGGTGATACCCAGTTTGAACAGGACCAGGCCGCCAGGAACGGTGATGCGCAAGTGGTAGAGGAACGCTGGCTTTTCCTTGGAAAATCCGTATTCAGGTCTCGGCATGTGGGCGCATGCCTCGTCGAGGTATCCGCCGGCGTCGGCCTGCTTGTAGGCGCCGCTGGCGGCTGCCTGAAATGCGCCCTTTGACTTGTGCTTTGCGGCCTCCGCCATGACGGATGCACGGTCCCAGGATTTACGCTGGTCCATGTGTTTGCAGATGAGGTCGGTCAGTCCGTGCTTCTTGCAAAAGACGTAGGCGGAATTCTCGGAGGCAATGAATTGCTGTTTAGAGGTGTACTTTACCGCTACCGCCATCAACTCAAAGACGTGCCAGAAATTGTGCCCATCTCGCATGTGAGCGCAAGCCTGAGCCAGAATGCCATTCTTCAACGCGTATCCGTGTGCCCCGCCGCACTCACGCTTAAATTCCGCTCTTGTCCGGTACTTTGCAGCCTCGTCGAATACGGATTGGTGCCCCCACTTCGCCGGAACATAGACCGGAGAAATTGTCATATGAGCGCAGGCTTCATCAAGACGTCCATGGAGCCACAACATGTTGTATGCGCCCGAACTTCCTTTCGCGAACTGAGAACGCGTTGAGTGCTTTCTCGCTTCAGCGAAATGTTTTTCAAAATTAATTGGACGCGCCATAAGAAATGAGGGCTATAAAAGCCCTCATTCTATTTCATTTTAAGCAGAACGGTTTCCACTTAAACAAAAGGACGCCACTTCGCGTTGTTCGGAAGTATGTTTTTGATCACACAGTGGTGACGACGCTTCGTGATGCGCAGGTAGCCGAACATCAACTGCGCCCAGGGGATCACCGCCGCATTGGTGGGGTACAGCGGGAACTTCATCATGGGCAGCAGCTGGCGCCAGTTGATGGCGTGGTCACCTGCGCTCATGTTCAGCATGAACGCCTTGGTGGTGCCGGGGATGTCGCGGTTCAGGTCCACGTAGGTGGTTGTAGCACCAGCGCAGGGAACGCGAGCCATCAGGCGGAAGTCGCTCGGTGTATTGGTGCCGTTCATGCGGCTGCGATAGATCGCATAGCCGGTTTCCTGGGCACCAGCGGAGCGGGAGATGGTCAGCGTGCACTTCTGCCCGGCGGCCACGGCTTGCTGGGCGCTGATGCGGCCATCAGACTGCCCAGCGGCTGTCAAGCCGGTGACCAGGTAGTAGTAGTTGCCAGCCTGACCAGCAGCAAAGTTGGAACTGGTATCCGACGCCACAGCCAGAGACACAGAGGCGGGTTTCAGCGCCGTGTTGGCGGTGGCCAACGCGGAGTAGGTCACCTCGAACGGAACAGCCTGGTCACCGTCGTCGATGAACACGTCGTTCACGGTGGCGATGTCGCCCCAGGAGGTGCGGATACCGACCACGGGCGAGCCCAGGGAGATGCCGCCGTTCGGTACGTTGGTCAGGCTCACGCGGAATGCGGGATCCAGACCAGTGTCGAAGTCGGCCTGCACTTGCTGGCTCATGAACAAGTGGGTCGGCGTGCCGAAGTTGTCGCGGCGGCTGACCTGCGATGCGCCCTGGTTCACCAGGTTGATGGAACTCAGAGACTGCGCATTGGCGTCCAGAATGTTGTTGGTGTCGACCTGACCTGCAGCCACGCCAGCCACGATCTGCGCATAGATGCCGTCGAACTCGGTTGGCACAACAGCGCTGTCGCCGGTGAAGCACAGGTACTCGGCATCGGTCAGCAACTGCTTGGCGCCGTTTTGCTGTTCGACAGCTTCGGAACTGGCAATGTTGTTGCCGAGCGTGGACACCAGGGAGACCTGACGCTTGGTCATCAGGTACTTCACCAGGCCAACGCGGCGAGCGTAGGAACCGGTGGACTCGTTGATCACACCGGTTTCGGTGTTCGTCGAGCCGCCCAGGAAGCCGCCGACGCCGGACTGTTCGGTCCATTCGTCAACGGTCGCTCCAGCGCCAGTCTTGGCCAGTTCGTTGAACAGCTTGAAGTGCTTGTTCTCCTGGATGGTTGCCTGCATGGTCTTGTCCAGCGACTGGATGCGCAGAGCAGTGCCACCGGTGAAGCCGGCAACGTCCGTGCCGTAGCCGGCCGTCAAGGCCTTTTGCAGTTCGGCCAGGGCGGTTTCGCCCATTTCACCGGTCGTAGACTGACCGGCGCCAATATCGGGAAGATTGAAGTTCATTTTGGTATTTCTTTCTGAAAAAGGGGTTGCGGATTACTGAACGACGCGCGCCACGATGGCAGGCGGGATCTGCAGGCCACGGTTGAGACAGCTCTCAGCCATAGCGATTTCAGTCCCACTGATCCGGCCTTCGCGCTGCGCTACCAATGCCTTGGCGAAAAACACCTCAGGCGTCACGCCTGCGGGTTCAGACTTCGCCAACGGGGTACCAGCTGGCTTGTCGTTCACGGTGACAGAAGACTTGCGCCCACGGCCCTCGTTGCTCAGCTTGGTAACTTGGTCCTGCAGCGACTTGATCAGGGTGGCTTGCCCCTTGATCAGACCGACAGCAGATTCCATCGCCTTCAGCATCTGGCCTTCGCTCTGCTCCATGCGGCTTTCCAGAGACTTGACCATTTCGGTGCCATCAATGGCATCGGCCTGCGTGCCGTCGGGCAGCGTCACCTGGAGCGACTTCGCCATCGGCTTACCGTCAACCTTGTCATCAGCGTCGCCGTCGGGCTTGCCGCCCTTGTCGTCCGCATCACCATCCGAGCCGCCTTCCGCAGCGGCAGCTTGGATTTTTTCCTCATCCTTGCCGTCATCCGCCGGGAGCGCCTTTGCCATCTCTTGCTGATCGGTACCGAGCGTGCTCAGTTCCTGCATCAGTTGTTCAAATTGACTCATGACTTACTCCGTTTGTTGAGACCGTTTTTCAAATCGCGCATGAAGCGCTCTACCCATTCAGCAGCTTGGTCCGGCGGGATGCTGAATTTGTTGGCTGCGTGCTCCATGAGCTCGCGCATGCCTGGGTTCTTTCCTGCATCGCCACCGCGCACGGCGCCGGCGAGCTGGTTCCTAAAATCAAAGTAGCTGTGGATCTTGTGATCCAAGGACTGCTTTCGCAGCGCGGCGCCACCTGCCATCGAGGCGCTGTCGGTGCCGTAGCCGGCCTCCAGGGCTTTGGCGAAGTCGAGGCCTGCAGCGGTCCATGACTTGGCGAATGCGCCGAGGGGGATGGTGGCGCAATAGCCGATGTGCTGGTTGACCGGAGTTCGGGACATCCCGATGTTGCTCCAGCGGACCTTTGAGACGATTGCTTTCCGCAGACCGGTTTTGCTGTCCGTCTCGATGGACTTTGCCAGCACGGCGCCGCCAACCGACGGGTACCAGCGCTTCGGCGGGTTCAATTCGGTGATCGAGGACCAGAATTCGTTGGCGCGGACTGCTGCAATTCCGTTGCCAGAATAGATGCTGGCCTTCACGAAAGTAGTGCCACCCTTTTGACGGACGTCCAGTGGACGGCCGATCTCATATAGCTCGCAGTCGGGTATGCCGGCGCGGCCGGATGCCGGGTTCGGCTTGCCGATCAAACTCAGATGGTCTAAATCTAGATTCCCGTAGCGCAAAAAATAATCGGCGCTTTCAGCGAGTGCCTTTGCAGCGATCACTTCATCCTGCTGGTCAACACCTTCATTGCTCGCCTCTAAATAGACGATGCGCTGCCCGCCATCCATTTGTGGCGTGGCCTTGAGCATTTGTCCGATGCTCAAAAATTCAGGAATGCCAGCAAGTAGCTGCGCGTCGTTTTGCATGACGCAAGTTTGGCGTCACGACGCAAATGCATATGCTTAGCGCCAACAAAAAAGGCCGCAATACGCGGCCTTGCTCTGTCGCTTTTTGGCCTATGCTTGTGGCAGCACCGCCCTCGCCTGCGCAATGACCTGGTGGAGCCTGCCGCGCTCCATAACCATGTCGGTGTACCGCGCCTTTGCCTTGTCATCTCCTGCCATGGCATCGGCGCGCGCCTGATCAATCTCGCCCTCGATCTTCTTGAGCAGGGTCTGCGACCGCTCAAGTATCTGGCGCTCCATGGCCTCGTTCTGGGCGGCCATGGAGCCAAGTTCACCAAGCTGGCGGCGGGTGTTGTCGATGTGCTGCTTCATTTCATCGGTACCATCTTAGGCCACCAACCGTACCAACGACCTCGATGGCATACTGCAGCCACCGCCAAGCTGATCATGGTGCGCTTCACCTGCTCACCTCAGCCAAGCACTGCGACCGCATGTCGGATCGCTGGATGTTGTAGCAGATGTCTGGCTGCTTGTGGGCGCGCGCCAGGCAGTAGGAGCGCGCATCGCCGTCGGAGATGTTGTAGCAGGCTCCAGCGTCTGCGGCGAAGGCTACGACTGGGCCGAACAATGTCACGGCAAGCGCGAACAGCAGAAGTGCGGCAATGATTGTGCGACGTAGTTTGTTGCTCATGTTGCGAATTCTACTCAAAAAAGAGAACCATGTGCATCATTTTCTGCGACCTGCCGCTGGCGGATAAAGTGAGCAACGCCAGTATCGTCCAGACCCTCCATGGGGCTGGTCATCAGGTCCCGTAGGCCATACTTCTTCTGCAGCCTGTCGCGCGCGCGGTGCACCTCCGGGTGGTCGGCCACGCCGTCGATGAGTTCGACGTCATTTTTCTGACCGGTGCGGAATATGCGCCCCTGCCGCTGCGCGTGAGTCATCGCGGTCTGCGGCGTATCGAACTGGTACAGCCACTGGCCGCGCTGGATGTTCATACCCGTGGCGCCGGCGTCGCTGGCCACCAAGATGTCGGCCTGGGCCTCGCCGCTTTCTGGATTGAACATCTGGCGCTTACGGTCCTTCTCCTGCGCGCTGTCGCTGCCGGTGATCACCACCACGCGGTGCCCCTCCTTCTCCAGCCGCTCGGCGAGCATCTTTACAGCCTCGCGGTTGTGAGCGAACACCACACCGGGCTTTCCCTTGCGCTCGGCGGCGTGCTTCGCCACGTCATCCACCAGGGGATTGTCCGGGTGGGTGTTGATCACGCGCTGGATGGCCGACGACTTCATGATGCCAAGGCTCTGCTGCAGCTGCTTGGCAACTTCCTCGTGCTGGGCATCCGGAACGCCGTCGAATGACGCCGGGCTGATCGCCTTCATGGCCTCAACATCCACGCGGCCCTCCATGCGCGCGATGCGGGCGCGCGTGAAGTGCCCATCGAGTTCTTGCAGCGCCTTGGTCTGCCCCTTGGACAGGCTGACTTTCGATTCCTTGCGGTCGGCGGCCACATCCGGGTCGATCTTGCTGGGGTAGACGTAGCGCGCCATCTCGCGCTTGAGCGCATCCTTGCTGGCGAGGGTGTCGGCGCCGTAGCGGCGCATGAACGCGCCACGGTCGGTGTAGCGGGCCGGGTCCATTTTGTGGAGCAGGTCGAACACTTCTGATGAGTCGTTTTTCACTGGGTCGCCGCTGGCGGCCACATAGTACGGCGTGTGCGCGGACAGCGCGTCCACGACATTGGCCAGTCCTGAATTTTCCTTGCCCTGGCGGTTCAGCGTGTACTGGCTCTCGTCGGTTGTCAGGTAGTCGAAGTTGATGCCTTCGCGCTGCATGATGCCGCCCATCCATTCTTTGCGCTCGGCGTCGCTCATGGTGTTCAGGCGGTCAGCCATCTCGCCCTCGCTGATGCCAGCATGCTTGGCGCCCAGGTGCATCATGTCGTCGCGGAACGACTGGTGCGTCATGACGCAGAAATGGTGCTCCTGATTCTTGTAGGCCTTGATTCGCTCCTCGCGGCTGGCGCCTGGCTCGATGTGCCAGTTAAACTTTCCGGGTTCCAGGTAGCGCAGGGCCTCGCCACCGAACTGCCCCTGCACGATGCTCGGCACCAGGAAGATGCCGCGCTTGGCCTTGCCCTGGCCGTGCAGGTGGGTGAAGGCCGCCATCTGGAGCAAAGACTTCCCGGAACCAGTGCCGAACGCCGCAGTCACGCGCTTGTTTGCGTCTACCAGCTTGACCAGGCGCTGGCGGGCCGCATTCTTGCCGCCGCTCATCGTCGGCGCCCATAGCTTGGTCGGCTGGCCCGGTTTGAAGTTCTTGCCAACCACGCCCATCATGCCGGCAATCTGGCGCTCGGCGACGTGTCCCAGGCTGTGGCGTTCGTCGCCCTTCAGGTCGGACGGCTTGGCGGCCGCTGGCTCCTCATCAGCCCCGAAGAACCCCATCTGGGCCTGATTGAAAGCCTCATCCTGCTCACGGGCGGCATGCATCTTGTCGGAGACGCTGCCACTGGCGTACCGGCCCTGGGCGCGCTCGCGCAGGCTGTCCACCAGGTCACGTTCGCGCGCCTGGCGCTCCTCGCGGGCCGCCGGATCTGTGGCATCCAGGTGGTTCAAGTTGTTGCGGATCACCGCGCGGCCCAGCTTCAGCGGCTTGCTGGGGTTCAGCTTGTTGTAGTTCTCGGCGAACGACTTGCCGACGTTAGAGCGTATCAGGTCCTGGACGGCCTCATACGCCTTCTCGTGGCCGTGCATGGCGTCGACATACTTGCTCCAGTCGAGTCCGGCTGCGTTGGCCTTTCCGGCGGCGGCGTCGCGCTGGGTCTTCCACTCCTGCCACTCAGGATTTGTGCCGGTCTCGCCGAACATATCCTGCGTCTCGCGCTCAGGCTCTTCAGCGTCCAGGCGCTCGACCTCGGCGCGCAGCGCGCCCTGCTCAGGGCTTTCCTTGGCGATGTGACGATAGAAGTGCTCGCGCAGTGCACGCTGGTCCTGGCTGGTAAGTTCGCCTACCTGCTTGAACGCGGCCACGCCCTCCGGGTGCTCAGACAGCGCGCGGTGCAGGGCGTCGACCGACTTCTGGTCCACGTCGAACGACTGTTTGTTGAAGGCGCTGCGATCGCCACCGTAGCGGCTACCGACGAACTGGTCTGCATACTCGTCGAACCGGCCGGTCAGCATCTCGGCACGCGCCTGCTTGCCGCGGGCATCCTTGAGCGGCGCCACGGCGTCCAGCGCCTGCCGGTAGGCCTGCGCGCGGTCAAAGCCTACTTTTTGGAAAAATTGTGCACTCTGGATGTCGGCAACGATGTCGCCCGGCGCATCACCGTCGGCGGCCCGGCCACCGATGTAGTCGCGTAGCGATTGCTCCAGGTCCTGCCCTGGCTGGAACGGCTCCGCCATACGCGGCGCCACTCCCGGCTTTACATCCATGGCAAGATCTGGCCGGCGGGCAACGCCAAGCGGCAACCAACCGTCCTCATCCTGGTCGCCGCGCATGATGGCGATGTTGCGCTTGACCTGCTCTACGTCATCGCTGTTGATCGGCTTCGCTAGGCGGTCCATTCCGGCTGCGTTGATCGTCAGGAAGGTGTCGCCGGCCACGGTCTCCAGCTTGTAGTCGCCGCGCTGCAGGCCGATGGCGCGCACGCGCTGGATGGCCGATTCGATGCCGATCTTTCCCAGCGACCCCTGCCACTGGTCCTTGGCGCCCTGTTTCAGAGCAGTAACCAGGGCAGCATTGGCCTCCATTTCGCCAAGGGCCTGCCCGAGGATTTTTTGCGCGTCGTTGACGGCTTTGCGCCGGCGGCCATTGAGCTCCTGCGCCACCTGCAGGTCGGCACCGCTGGCGGCCTCGCCAAGCTCCACCTCCTTGGCGGCATCCATGAGCTCGCGCGCCTGCCCCATGGCCTCTGCGCTGGTCTCCATGTAGTGGTGCAGGTGGAACTCCTGCATTCCATCTGTGATGCGCTCGGCGTCGCCCGGCATGTCGGTGTGGATGCGGCGCGCCAGAACCTGGGCGGCGCCGGCTATGCCCAGCACATCAACCACACTGCGATCGACCAGGGCATCGCCGCCGACGGCAAGCGCCAGGCTGTTGATGCTGTTGTAGGCACCGACGCCGATATGCTTACCCAGCGTTTCCTCCGGGCGCTCGCCGGCCATGCGCTTGAACTCAGACAGGAAGGCCATGGTCTGGGCGGTGCGCAGGTCGTTGTTCAGGTCCTCGGCGATCTTGGCGTCATCATCGGGCCCGGCTGTGTACTCGAGCACAAAAGCCTTGGGCTCGGCGGCGGCGCTGTCGATCTTGGCGGCGGCTTCGCGCGCCTTTTGCTGGACCTGCTTCAGCTTTTTGGCGGCGCGCAGCAGCTCCACCGCCTGCTTGGCGTCGGCCAGAGCCTTTTCGGCTCCAGGCGCGGCGGGTTCACGGATGCCGGCCAGCTCTTCCTTGACCATCTTGGCGGTGTCGCCGCGCTGCACGGCCGCCTGGCGCTGGGCCTCCGTCAGGTTCGCTCGCTTGGACTCCTTCGCCTTGTCAGCCTCGGCCTTGAGTTCTTCCGGCGTCAGGCCTGCTGCCTCGGCGCGGCCTTTGAAGTCCTGGCTGAATCCAAGGCCTCCAGGGTTATCCTGGATGGGCGCCAAGTCCTGCACGGACAGCGTTTCCGGGTCCTTGGCGTCCAGCGGCACCTCGCCGATACCAGCCTCTATGCGCGCCGCATGGTCAGTCACCAGCATCTGCCGCTGCAGGTCAACGGCGTTCACCGCCTGCTGGAGCAAGGCGCGGTGGTGCTTGTTGCGCAGCTTAGCCTGGGCGGCGTCGCTCAGATGGGCGTAGTCGGCTTCAGGGAACTCAAGCTGAGACTTGTCCCAGCCCATGGTGTTGGCCACGGTCTGCACGAATTCGCGCTCGTGGGCGCGCTGCTGGTCGCGCAGGTCCTGCTTGGCTTTATTCTTTGCCTCAAGGATTCCGGCCTCTTTGTCGGCTGCGCGCTGGGCCTTTTTTTCTTCGGCCTTGGACTTCTTGCGGTCCTCTGCCTCTTTTTTGTACTCGGATTCCTTGCGGACGTGGCGCAGTTTGAGGTAGTTCAGCTTGCCACCGGCACCACCTATCACATGGGCGCTGCCGTCGGGCTGGGGCTGGATTAGAACCGCCTGGCCGGGGCTGCTGTCACCATTCGGATGCACCGTGATCCAGCGTGCGCCGTCCGGGATTGAGGCTTTCAGGAACAGAACAGGGCGGTCTTTTGGCAGCATCCGCCGAGTATCAGGTCACGACCCCTACAGCCCCCCGGCGTCCGGGTCCACCAGCCGGAACGTGCCGCCACCGGCCAAGTCCTCCACCTCGGAGCCGCCCAGGTTGAAGCTGGCATTTTTGCGATATTCCTCCACGGCGGCGGCCAGCGCCGACTGCAGGTCCGTGTGCTGCGGCATGCGCTCCACGGCATCGCGGTCAACATGGTCGCCCAGCAGGTGCAGGTTGTCGCTGGTGTAGAACTTCTTGAGCACCGCCTTGACCAGGTACCAGTACGCGCCGAACAGTCGATATCGGCGCGGGTCATCCTGCAGCAGTTGTAGGGTGCTGGCAGCGAAGGTCTTTGGATCGATCATGCTGCCTCCTTGCGGGAATGGATTTCCATGTTCTCATTGAGTACATCACGGAATTTCTGCTTGTTGTGCTCGTCGGCCCCCCAATCTCTGCCATATACTGATCCAGCCCTAGCCGCGAACACTCCCCCTAGGCGCATATCACGAAGATCGCCCAGTGTTTTATCCATAATGCCCATGCGCTCAGCAATTTTCCTTACGACAGCCAATGTGTTGTTGGATGCACCATAACCAGTGAGTGCCCGCAGGCTTCCTACATCATCATTTGAAAGCCGACGACGCTCCGCGGTGTGCGCGATGGCCTCAGCGAGTTCGCGGTGGCCAGACTCCAAAGCCAAACCTACAAGCGCATTGTGCACGGTCGCATCTCGGTGCGCGCCGTACGCGTAGTTCTCATGCTTTCCATTCATAATACCTGGTGTACTCATTTTTTGATCAAGAGCACCCAGACGTCGCACGCGCGCCCACAGCATCGTAAGCGCCTTCTTTGGATAGCTGGCCTTGAACTCTCTGGATCCGGATTCAGACCGTCCGGAGACATTGGCCAGAGGCAGGATAGAGTCGAAGGCCTCACCGATGGTTTTTGCATGGCGGATGCGGTCAATCTGCTCAGCCTCAAGACGGGCTTTAGCCTCCCTCACAAGTGGCGAATCGCTGCCGTACCCTCTGCTTCCACCAATATTATCGAGCAACGGTTTAAACGGGTTTCGGTACTGGCTGCTGTATGGCGCACCCTCGTACTTGCGGCCGGCCCGCCAAGATGACTTGCCACGCTTACCGCTTCCAGTAACGAACTCGGTTGCAACCTTGGCGCCACGGCGGGCGTCGATCCACGCCTGGATTGCTTTATCTTTGGCGGAATCGGTCGGCAGCAAGTAATCGTGCGTGTCGTGCAGCTTGGTGTGCTCATAGCTCTCAGCCATCTTGAGCGCTCCGGTCTTCTTGTCCACCATAGGCACGCTGCCATAGGGCATGCTGAACTTGTAGGACTTCGCGCCATCCTTGATCTGGCGCTGGATCAGGTCGTGGTTGCGCTCCAGAACGGCTGACGGCATGGCCTTGATATCGTCCCAGGATGTGAGGCTGTTCAGCTTCTCATTGGCCGCAGCCTCCATGGCCGTCCCAACCTCTTTGGCCTCGGCGTCAGCGTCGAACTGGAACGGCTTGGCATCCTCGATTTCAGACAGCGGCACCGTGACCGGGCGCCCACCAGCGGTATCGGCGTAGCGCCGCATGGTGACGGTGCCGGCGCGCATGTTGACGCCGGTGACCACCATCTTGCCATCGCCGGAAAAATCCAGGCCAACGTCGGCACCCAGGACCGTGCCAGTGCGCGGCAGGATCAGAACGTCTGTGGCGCTGTCCAATGCCGACTTGGCTGGCCAGTATTTGTTATTGAACAGCGTGGTCTTGGCAGCCTCCATCTTTTGACGAAGGCGCTGGCCGCTGACGGTGTTTTTGTTCTTGAGCGCGCCATAGCTGCGGGTCATATCCACAAACCGCACGAACTCAGCCTGCGCATCAGCGCGCTTGCCGGTCTCATAGCGCTCGGTGGCTGCAGCTTTGTCGCCCTCATACTTCTTGCGGGCCTCCTCCGGGTCGGCCGCCAGCATGATGCGCATTTCCTCGAGGCTGATGTTCCCCTCGCGCGCCAGGTTCTCGACACGGTCGCCACCGTTCCACAGCAGGTCCTGCCAATCCTTCTTGGCGGCCACGGCCTGGTAGCGGTAGCCGTCGAAGCTCCCCTTGGAAAGGTAGGTGTGAATGCGGAGACTTTCGTTCAGGTTACCCTGACGCAGGCCGCGGCCATTGCGCTGCTGCAGCGTGGCCGGCTCCCATGGCACATCCATGTGGTGGATGTCCGTGGTGGTTTTCTGCATGTTCAGGCCCTCGGCCATGGTGGCATTGCCAACCACCACCTTGAGCTTGCCCGCATTGAAAGCGTTGGCAACGTTCTGGCGCTTGACCGACGAAGCCGCCACCTGGGCGTTTATGACGCCTATTTCATCGCGTTTGAACCCCGCATCCACCAGCGCGGCCACGATCTTTTCGTGGCTGTCGATGTACTCACAAAACACGATCTGGCCACCATCTTTGGCGCCGGCGACGCACTGCTTGGCGAGCGCTTGATACTTCGGGCTGGCGGCGGATCCATATTTGGCCTTGTCCAAAATGGACAGGTCCAACGCTGCCTTGTTCATCTTGTCCATGATGGCGAAGATGTGGGCGTCGCCGGTGGCGTCCTTCTTGCCAGCGTTCTCCTCGGCCAATTCCCGCAATTCGGCATAGACGGCCTGCTGGGCCAGCGTCATGTCCACCATATGCATGCGGTCGTCGCGCTTTGGCAGCACCAGACCGACCTGCTCAGCGGTGCGGCGGTCAATGTAGCGCTGCATGATCTCGCGGAGCTCGTCCAGGTTTTTGAACCCGGACACCACCGTGGCATCCTCAATTTTGCCGTCGGTGGACAGCACCTTATCGGCCTTGAATTCGCAGAACCGGTCCAGGAACTCCTCGCTGTTGCGGATTTTGATGCGCTCAAACGCCTCGGGGGCGATGTGCGACAGCATCGAGTAGATCTCGAGCGGGCTGTTTTTGGTGGGCGTGGCCGTCAGACCGTAGACGTTCTTGCCACCATTGTTCTCGCGGATCCACCGTGTTTTCAGGTTGAAGTCCAGCGCGCGATTGCTGAGGCCCTGGCCGCCGAGGAACTTTGGTTGCTCACCGAACCGGGCCCGGGCGGCGTAGAGGTTCTTTTGGTGGTGCATCTCGTCGGCGATCAGCATGTCAGCGCCAAGCTCATTGAAGTAGATGGCGTCGGTGCGATCGGCAAACTCGCGCTGGGCGATGTGCTGCTCGTAGCGCTCCTTGATGGCCTTGCGGCGCTTGTCGCCGGCATTGCCAAGGGCCTCGCCACGCTGCACCCAGAAGTCATCGGAGTAGTATTCCTCCTTGGTGACTGGATCTAGGTCTACCTCCTCGAACGCCGGCTCACTGATCAGGATGAAGTCGTAATCGTTCTGGCGCAGGTCGTGGTACTTTCGTTTGCGCTCGCCGGCCGTGTCATCCTTGCCGACGAGCTGGCCATCCTTGCCGCGGCTGAAATTGGCGCCGATCGTGAGCACACGTGAGCCAGGGAACCAGGCGTCAGCCTCCTCGTACCAGTTGGCGAGGACAGACTTCGGCACCACGATGATGGGGCGCCGTGCCTGGCCGTTGACCTTTGCCATGCGCGCCAGTAGCAGGCCGCCGAGCGTTTTTCCGAGGCCAACGTCGTCGGCGATGATGCCCTTACCTTCGGCCAGCGACTTGCGCAAACTCGACCAGCGCCAGTCGCGCACCGAGCGGTCTGGATTCAAGCCAGGCACATCGATAGGCGAATTGCTGTATTCCGGTGCCACAAAGCCACGGAACGTGCGGTTGTACAGGTCCTCTACGGCGTCGCGGTAAGTGCTTCCACACAGCCAGTCCTTGAACTCGGCATTCATGGCCTCGATGCGCGGCAGGTCCTCCTCTTTTCGCACACCGGTGCGGTTGAGGTATTTGTCGATCAGCTTGGTGTCGCCGTATTCATTGCCGCCGGCCACCGAGTAGACACCATCGGCGAACGTAATATCAATCGGCGGGTTTTTACGAGTCCACTCATTGGCGTGCTCATCGCTCTCGAATTGCCGCCAGTTGAGATATGCGGCCAGGACATGGGTAGGGATGAACGCCGAGTTCATCTGGAAGTCGACGTCGTCCAATGCCTTGGCGTCGATCGCCGCCTCCAGGCGCTCGACCTGTAGTCGGCGCTTGTCGGCCATGTCTGGCTCTGCGCTATGCTCCAGCGCGGCCTTGGCTGCATCCAGCTTTGGCCAGAGTTCGCCCGTTAGGTAGGCGTCCATGGTGGTCCACTTGCCAGCGCCGATGTAGGCGTAGCGCGGGTCTGCGGCCAACTGGTCAACGATGTCGTCTGAGTCCTTGCCTAGGCGGTCTGCCAGTTCACCGGCGGTGAACCCGTCGCGGTGCTCCAGTGCCATGGACTGCGCGGCGCTGTCGAAGGTTCCGTCGACCTTGCGCGTGCGTCCGGTGACCAGGTCAGACAGTTCGCCTTTGCGGTTCACGGCGCCGATCAGGTTGTAGAGCGACTTGTCCACCATGGCGGCGGTCATCAGGTCGCTGTCGTTGGCTGGAACGCCATGCTTTTCGACGTAGGCGCGGATGCGAGCCTCAAGCGCCGGCCGGTCTACAGCCTCCATGCCATCGGACAGCCGGCCAATGTCGGCGGCTAGAGCCTGGGCGTCGCTGATGGCGGCCGTCTGCATGAACTCGGTGACGGCGTGCCAGCGCGGCGGCTCGCCCTGCAGCACGTAGGTGACGCCGTCCACGGTCTTGGTGTCGCCCACCTTGGCTGTGTCGGCATACGGGCGACGGAAGGCAGCAGATACCGCGCGGTCACGCGCCGCCTCATCCGGCAGCGCGTCCAGGACCTGCTGCATTGTCACGGCAGTGGCTGGTGCACCATCACCGTCGGGCGTGAAGCCGGCGATGGCCGCGGACACGCCATCCATGGATCCCTCGACGGTGATGTCGTTCCCCATTCCGGCCTTGGCGCGCCAGCCCTCGGTCATGGTGCCCAGGACGTTGTCGGCGCCACGGCCCGTGAAGTAGGAGCCCGACAGGAACTCATCGTCCCAGACACCCAGCCGCTGGAGCGTCGCCTGGTCAACCGTACCCAGCGCGCCAGCCACATCATCAGGCCGCTTGCGCAGGAATATGACGTCGGTGGTCACCTCGGTGTGGCTGTGCTCAAAGGCAGTATTGGGCATGCGTTGCGCGCCCAGGAACTCACCCTTGGTCAGCATCATCTCGCGGAAGCCGCGCGCTGACTTGCTGTCCATGATGCCGGTGGGCACCACCAGCGCGACGATTCCGCCGGGCCGGCACTTGTCCAGCGCGGTGTCCGTGAAATACTGCTCGCAGGTGCTGATGTTGACCTTGTCATCTTTCGCCAGGAAGCCGCGCGGGCCGTATGGCGGGTTGCCGATGACGACATCAAACTGGCGGTCGTCTGCGGTAGCGAAGCGCTCCAGGCTTGCCGTGTGGATCTCGTGGCGGTCGCCGTGCAGCGCCAGGGCTGCGCCAGCGCTGGTTGGGTCCAGTTCAACGCCGGTCACCTTGATGCCGGCCGGCGCGGTGTGCAGGAACACACCGGTGGCGCAGCTGGGCTCCAGGGCGGTGCCGCTGGTAACGCCCAAGGCGGCGATCGCCGCCCACATGCCGCGCGCCACGCCTGGGTCGGTGTAGAACTCGTTCAGGCTGTCGCCACATCCGCCGTTACCGCTGTACTGGCGGAACATAGCCAGGTCGTCGGCGCTGTACGGGCCGCCCTCGGCCAGGCGCGCCACGACGCCGGCGTTGATCTCGCGGCGGCGGGCCTTGCTGGTGCCAGCGGGAACGCCGAATGGAGCCATGGGGTCGTGGGCGACGGGCGCGGCCGGTGGCGGTGCGGGTTCTGGAGCCGCAGGAGCAGATGCTGGTGCAGGCGGTGCCTTCGCCTCGACTGGCTTGGCGTTGAGGTGCTTTTCCCGGATGAACCAGCCGCCGTTTTTGCGGAAGGTATATGGGTCGATTTCCTTGGCCTGGTCCTGCGTCAGGTCGGTGCGCACCACGCCGCGCAGCGTCTTGCCCTTGCCGTTCTTTGTGACGTGCTCGACCAGTTCGAGCGGTGGCTCGGTATGAACTGGCGCTGGGGCGGGCGCTGCTACCGCAGGCTCAGGCACGGCCACCGGCTCAGGCTTCGCCAGCCCATCGAACATCGCCGACACCTCGGCGACGGTCTTGCCGTCAAGCGCAGCCATCTGCGTGAGCAGTGCATGCTGCTGGCCTTCAGTCAGGCCGGACAGTGTGCTGCCGAGTGCCTGCACGCCGCCGTGGCGCTCAATGAAGGCATCCAGCTTGGTGCGCCGGGCCGCTGGCGCTTTGACAGCAACCTTTTGGATACGCACGTGCGGCGCCACGACGACGCCGTCCTTGCGCACGTGGGCGGCCACATGCACGGGCGCGTCAAATAGGCTGAGTTGGGATTTTGCGAAAACGACAAGCATGGGACGGCCTTGTGGGAGCATCCCAGTAGTGTGCCGTCACGATGGGTTAGTTTTTTAACCCCTTGCTAGCAGGCGGACGTGCGACCATGGCTCACCCTCGTGCCCAAGCAGCCATGAGCCATACACAGCAGGATCATCTTCGGAAACAACGCCATAGCGAGGTAACTCACCAGGTTTACTGAAGCGCTCCACTTTCGGTTGATCGTACTCAGGACTGCGCCGCATTTGAGACAGCACCTTTCGCTCCTGCTCTAGCAGTTTTTGATTTTCAATCCTGGCGGCGATGACCGCATCAGCATGCATATCTTCCCGTAGAGCGCGCTCACGTTTCCGGGCAATAAGCCCAGGAAGATTCTTCTCGCGCCATGCATCGTTCTTTGATTTTTTCTTGGCCTTTTCAGCCGCCAAAAATTTTGCGTCTGCATCCATCTGCACTTGGTACAGGTGGTCAAGCCTGCCACCACGCGCAGCTTCTTTGAACTCTGCCCGCGCCGTTTTGCCCGTTTCCTTCACCCACGCCTGATATGCGTCTTGACCGCGAGCAATTTTGGCACGTTGCTCTTCTGTAAGTGGCGTCATATTCAACTCCTGTTTGTTTGTTGCTTCAGGAGGATTATTGATCAAATTTGATGAACTTGCATTTGATTGTTCAGATGGGTTCTGGCTTATGAATAGTATTTTCCTATCTGAATGCTTTGGAGCATCCGCAGGGTACCCAGGCGGCACCTCCCCATGCTCGTCGACGTCGGCAAACAGGTCCGGAGTATGCGCCACGGCATCCTTGCCCTGCAGCGGGCTGGGCGGCAGCGGCTTGCCGCTCTCCGGACCACCGAACAAGCTCATCTGACCCGGCGCAGCCACGGCGCGCGCCTGGCGCCCCTGGTACCCGGCGAGGTTCACCATCTTGCCGCCGCGCAGGTATGCGCCGACGTGGGCCTTGATGAAGAGCACCATGTGCTTTGGACGGGACTCAGCTGGTGCTTTCATGGTAAGCAATATCATTAGTTAGAATTGGCCAGAGAACGCCTCGCGCCATTATCACGTCACGATGTGACGCGTCGCACCAAGGCCACCTCCTTCGTCGAGGTGCGCTATGGAGGTCAGTCAGCAAACCTTTGATTTTTCGGCCACGGGAGATGTCGACTCCGTTTCCACAGTGGATATCTGTGTTGACCTAGTGTATGGCATGGTTGGTGATGTCGAATTTCGTCTCGAGGACTGGCATGCCATTGGGATAGCTCCTGATTTCACCACGGTAATTCCAACCTCGTTCGATGGGGCGAAAGTCGCGGACATCACTTGGCATCCAAACACCGTAGGCTATCTGCCACCAAATATGCGACAAGAGGCCGCATGCCTGGTGGCGGCGGACACCGTTTTCGTTCGGTTCTCTGATAGGTTTTTTCAGGATGTCGCGCTTGAAACCTACAAGCCATGGCTCGCCAGCCCACGAGAGATGAGCGCCGTGCACGACCCTATAGCGTCCGAGATGATGCGGCTGATCGGGAGGCTTGTGGCCGAAGAAGATGGCGGCGCGCAGCGGCTGATGGTCGAGTCGATCGGCACTGCGCTCGCCGTGCGGTTCCAGCAGATGCAGGGGCCGGTGCACGCCGCAGCAGACGCGCCGTATCCCGAAGGTCTGCCAGAAAATAGGCTGCGTCGCGTCATAGACTATGTGGCCGCCAACATCCGGCGAGACATCAGGCTGGTGGAGCTTGCCAACATTGCCGCCCTGAGCCCGTTCCACTTTACAAGGGCATTCAAGCGCTCCATGAACATGACGCCTGTGCGCTACGTCTGGACCCAGCGTATTGAGCACGCCAAGGTGCATTTGAGGCGCCCGGAATTACCGATAGCGGCTATCGCCTACGAGTGCGGGTTCTCCAGCCAAAGCCACTTCAACACGCTGTTCAAGAAGATGGTCGGCGTGACGCCGGCGCGATTCAGGGAAGGGCTGCTTGTGGCGCTGCTGCTGATCAATCTGCACATGGCGTTGGATGCGCTCGAGTTGATCCACTACGTGGATTTTTTCTGAAGAAAAAGCACCATCGACTTCATGGCGACCTCGACCGGGTTCATTTCCCGCCATTGCTTCGCCAGTCGCTCGAACGCCGGGTAGTCCTTCTCCAGCATGTCCTCAATGCCGGCGTAGCCCAGGCTGACGGCTTGCGCGGTTAGCCATTTCTCCTGGCGGCTGAGGTCGTCTTGCAGGCTTTGGCGCTTGTCCTCATGGGGCGCGACCACTGTGCCGTCGGCGCGGGTGTAGCCGGAGATGTGGGTTTTGAGCAGCACCATGGCCTTGGCCATTTTCGGCTCACGCTTGAACACCAGCACCACCTCAGCATCGCTTAGCACCACCTCTCCAGGATCCTCGCCGGCTCCCTGGCTTTCGCCGCGCACCAGCGCCACCTGTGCACCTGAATACCCGCCTTGGTTCAAGACCTTGATGGCTCGCTCTACGCCGCCATTCGCCCGAATTCCGATGGTGGACGTGCCGTCCAATTCCTCATCGGTGATCTCGCCATCCTCCCACCGGTAGCTTGGCTGGAGCTCGTCGCCGACTTCAACGTCATGATCATGCGGTATCACACGCAGTCCCCAGTCAGCATAGGGATCGTCGTCGATGGCCTCTTTGATCTTGTCCACCACATCGCTGGCGCCCCAAACGTCGCCATGGTCTGCCGGTTCATGGTGCGCTGCAGCGCGCTTATCCTCGTGCGGCGGAACAAAGGTGCCATCCTGCTTGGTGTAGCCATTGACATGGGTCTTGAGGAAAAGCGCCTTGATCATGGCCGGCTTGTCCGTGGTGGCGCGCACCTTGGCGACAAACTCCGCCACCGGCATGGCCGTGATGCCACCAAAGAAGCGCTCGTCGTCGTAGTGCTGGCAGTACGCCTGCCTAGCCTCGTCGATCGACGCGAAATTGATCATGCATTTCTGTTCGTCGGCAACATCCCACTGCTTGCGCTTCATCTGCTGGACGATGTAGACCTCCGGCGCGTCGTGGTACTGGCCGATGAACACGTCGACGGCGTCTCCATCCAGGCCGGTGGTGCCAAGGATCTCGCCATAGGCATAGCGGAACACCGTCCGCCAAGCGCGCCCGGTCTCGTCGACACCTTCGCGCACCGTGCCCTCTGGGTGCTCAATGGCGATGGTCAGGCCATGCCACGGCATGCGCTCCTTGGGGTATCGACCGCTGGCGGTCTGGGCCGGCGTTGGGTCGCCGCCGCGCATGGTGCGGGTGGCCGGGTGGGCTTTTAGTAACAGCAACATCAATCACTCCAGTCGGCGGGCAGGTCCGGCAGGTCAAGCGTCTGGCCGGCATACTGGTGCGTGCAGTCACCCAGAAACTGCACACGGCCGTCGGTGATGAAGGTATGGCAGACATGGTGTTGCTTCTGCTGGACAATCTCGCCACTTTTTATCTTGTCGCGTATCTCTTTTGTGGTTGGCATGGGCCCCCACAGATCCCACTGCACCAGCACGCTCGGGGTGAACGTTGGACGCTCAACATCTCCATTCCAGACCCAGCGCGGGCCAGATCCATCGCCGACCCACACCTGATGCAGAGTGTCACAACCCTGGCACCAGTAACCAAGACCACCATCTTCCATGTTGCGCAGTTTGCGCGATAGCATTCCCATCATTCCCCCTTCACCGGCGGCACCGCCGCAAGCCTGGCACGTAGCCAATCGCCGAACGCCGGGTCATCGCCGGGTCTGTCTTGGATTGTCGGCACCCAGCGGCCACGGCAGTGCGGGTGCACCAAGCCAACCGGGACTTGCCACATCTCTTCCGGCTCGCGCTCCTTGAACACCTGGCCGACGCGCTTTCGTGGGCTGGCCGAGCGCCCAACATTCGTTTTTCCGGACCAAATCTGGGTCTCTGGATTCTTGTTCTCGGCTGCTGGGTCCACCACCTCCATGATGCGGCCGTCGATCTTGCGGCAGAACGCGCAGGCGTTCTTGTACTGCTCGACCCGCTTGACCTTGGTTCCACGTGGAACCGAGGCGATGTAGCCAGCCGTC